GGTAACACTAAAGATACTGATAATCAATTCAGTGGTTTAACAAGAGAAAGGAAGATGGTATATGATAAGAGGAATAAGAGGTCAGTATGGAAAGTTAATTGTAAACCATATAGAGGGGCACATTTTGCAGTATATCCACCCGAATTGATTGAACCATGTATTCTTGCTGGTAGTGAGAAAGGTGATATTGTACTTGATCCTTTCATGGGTTCAGGCACTACTGCTATGGTTGCCAAGTCATTAGGTAGAGATTATATTGGATGTGAACTACATGAAGACTATGGTAACTTAATTCAGAAGAGAGTCGATGAATATCATCCAGTTACGGAAGTGACACATAGCCCTATACTTGATGCAATAAATCAGGTATAATAAGTACATTCAAGGGAGTTATTCAATGAAATGTGAAGTCAAACTCTATGTTGCTGGTACTGTCTTCAATGAAGAAGTAATAGCAAGGAACTATGATGAGGCAAGGCAAGTTGCACTTGCTCGTAATCCTAATGCTAGAGTAATTTCAGTCAACGCTAAATTTTAATCTAATGCTTGATACTTGTAGAGAAAATCTCTTAAAACTATTAAAAGAGAAAGCATACCGCAGAGGTGACTTCACATTGTCATCAGGTAAGAAGAGTCCACATTATGTAAACTGTAAACCAGTTACATTAAGTGGAGAAGGATTATCCCTATTCAGTCCATTGATGTTGCAGTATGTTGAAAAGGAATCTGTAGCAGTTGCAGGACTTACATTGGGTGCTGATCCATTGGTTGTTGGTGTTGCTTTACACGCTTGGATGGAGGGTCGTGAACTAGATTCTCTTATCATAAGAAAAGAACCAAAAGGTCACGGCACTGCTGCTTGGATTGAGGGTTGTATGCCCCCAGAAGGGTCTAGAATTACAATTTTGGAGGATGTTATTACCACAGGTGGATCTGCCATTAAAGCAGCAAAGAAGGTGGTAGAAGCAGGGTATGAGGTAAGAAACATTGTATCCATTGTAGATAGACAAGAGGGTGGAGAAGATGCTATTATAGATGCAGGTTTTGTACCTTATAGTATATTTGAGATAGGAGAGATTGCTGGTGAGTAGAGTACCTTCAGACTATCGTAAGTTTTACACTTGTCCTAATAGAGATATATTTGATCCTGATGGTGGACAACCTGAAGGATGGGTAAACAAAGATGGATCTTGGGCAGCAATTCCTGTTATGGGAAGTAAGAAGAAGTTAGGTGTTGTCCACAATGGTGAGTGGATGAAGATATGTAGAAACTACGATGAAGCAGTCTCATACATAAAGAAACAAATTTCTATTGAGAAGAAACTCAAGAAGAAAGGATCGTTGGAGAAGTTCTTATGAAGGAAGAAACTGCACTTGAAAAATGGGATCGTGGTAAGACTTTATTATTAGAGTCATTGTATAAACCAGACAGTAAACTTCGTGGTTGTGCTTACAATCAACATTGTTATGATGAGATGATGGAATTGAGAGATTATGTAATTAATATGGTTAAAGAAATGCCTAATCCACACGCAGAACCAATACCTTTTGGTAAGAAGAATAATGCTGTAATACCTACAGTTACAACTCCAGCAGGTGAGATTAGTGAAACTCTTATGAGTGGAGCATTAGGAGATTATTATTCAAAGTGGAGATAATCAATTATGGATAAGATTGATACACAAGGGTTAAGTGGACCCGCAACAAAAGGATGTACTGATAACATATATCCACACGATGAAAATGGAGAACCAATTCTTCCTCGTGCTGTAATTACACCTCGTAGGGTACATACTCCAGAGATGGTTAAAGAATTGAAGATACTTATTAATGAAGTATTAGATGAGAGAGAACATAAGAAGAGATTAGCAGGTGCTTATGATAACGTGGAACCATTACCACCATCATATTTTGATACAGAACATTTTAAGCATCTTATTGATGATCCTGAACCAGAGTATAAAGATTGGAGTCAATCTAACAAATCAAGACCAGATTACAATCCAGGATATTACCAATGAGACTTGGCATCATGTGTTCTGGCAACGGAACTAACTTCGAGAATATAATTACAAATCCACTATGTAATAAGCACGAAGTTGTATTGATGATACACAATACAAAGAAGTGTGGTGCTATAGCAAGAGCAGCAAAATGGGGAATACCTCACTGTAGGGTTGCTCATAAAGATGAAGATCAGATGATAAAACTCTTTGAGGCATATCGTGTAGATCTTATTGTATTAGCAGGATATATGAGAGTATTAAAGAAACCTTCTGAGTTTCCTTGTCCTATTATTAATGTGCATCCTTCATTACTACCAAAGTATAAGGGATTGAATGTAGTTGAGAGAGCAATGGAGGCAGGTGATAAGGTTACTGGATGTACTGTTCATTATGTCAATGAGGAACTGGATGGTGGAGAGATAATCAAGCAAGGTGAGGTTCCTATAATGCCTGATGATACAGTGGAATCATTAACAAAAGCAATACAAAGAATGGAGTATGCAATCTTACCAGCAGCAATACAAGAATTGAGTAGGCATAAATTTTTGTAAAAATGTATCAGCAAATACAGACACAATTTGTCTAAATAGTGGTAGAATTAGGAATAACAAGATGATCTGAATCTCTTCGTTATTGTAGTTCATTTGGAGGCAATTATGCACAACTTAATTTCATTTAATCAACTCGCTGGATCAAAGCATATAGAACATGTAGATTCACAAGATGATTTACTCACGGAATATTACGAGTGTCTAATTGACTGTGAAGACGATCAACACATCTGTAAACGTATATGTAAGGAGGTTTTAGTTTAGTTAATCAACTGTAGTCAACTATTCTAATCACATGCTAATTCATTCACATCCACCTTAAATAGGTCAAACTTTAGTAAATATTCAACAACCCTTGACATATTCTGTCAGGGGTTTTATAATATTTGAGAGAGACCCAAAAAAGTTTTTTAAAAATAAAAATGACTCGAATAAAGAAAGAAGAAGAGAGAATTACATTTGCAAAGACTAAAGATGGATCTAAGTTTCTTAATGATGGTGTTACCTCTTTTATCTTTAGATTTGAGGATAGAAGAAAGGAACCACAGTTAAATCTTGCATGGTTTAGAAGATTTGATGAGGTAGAAGATCATGTAAAAAGATATAAATTGAAGAAGAAAGACTACAGAATATTCAAAAAGGTATAACTTGTTGACAATTATAATATAATATGCGATAATGAGAGAGACCCAAAAAAACTTTTTAAAAAAGATTATTCACCTCTAATTGATAACAATGTCTGATCAAACACGCTATAAAATATTATTTCGAGACACAACTGGTTTTGATTTAATAAGAGAAGATGCTTGCAATTTAACTAAAGAAAAGTGTGATGAATTGCTTAATTATTTCATTAATGATGGTTACAATCCTAATGATTTAAAGTTAGTTAAAGAACAACCAGTACCACCAAAACCACCTGCTAAAGTAACACAAACTACTACAGATTTAGAGAGTAAGTTGTTATCTATTGTTGAAGAAATGGGTGGAACTTATGAAAAAACAACCACATTAAACAGTAGTGGTAGAACATCTAATAAGATTATTATTGAATATGATATAAAACAAGGAGATAAATAATGACATCACCAATACCTGAATGGGGAACATTAAGACAAAAACAACGCAACCAAGTTAAGTCTAAATTTTATTATATATTCTGGGGATTAGCAACAGTTAGTGTATTCGCTGGTCAGATATATGTTGGATCTGGTTATCGTCAAATGTCCAGAAGTTTCAATAGAATTGTTGATAGTATTGTATTAGAACTTGAAAGATCTTATCAAAATAATCAGAGATTCTACTAATGAAACAATATCGTAGAGGTGACAATATGTATCATATTGATAATCTTTATGATGAAATTAGAGTGATAAGAGAACAATTATTAAATAGAATTGAGATGTTAGAAGATGATGTAGACTATCTAATGGAAGAGAATAAGTATTACTCTAAAGAGATATATCAGTTGCAAAATGATATAAATAGTCTACTTGCAAATATAACAAGAAGACGAACAAATGAAGGACTGGAGTTTAAAGAAGGCAGCAAAAAAGTTAATAAAAAGAGCAAAGAAACACCCTGAATTGTATAGTGAACATGACATCTATTATGCAAAACAAGTCAAAAAACAAATCAAACTTGAAGAAAGAGAGTCTTCAGGTAAAACAGAATAAGGATGGTTCGTTTACATTTGAGTGGGATAAAAACGATCCTAGTTATAACTTTTTAAACAACTTGACGCAAGAGCAAATACAAAGTATAATACTAAATGATAAGAACTCTCGTTAATTATGAAGAAACACAATCATTATTCTCTTGATGCACTTGATGAGTGGATACAAGATTGTCTCAATTCAGATGCAGAACCAGAAGAGATTTATGATGCAATAGTAACTGCTATTGATGACAATATCAAATACCATGAATCATGTGTAAGGGCAAGTAAGAGACTAATGATGTTAGTTAAGAGGACAAATAGACGTGAAAGTGATAATGAAAGCAATGTAATTAAGTTGAAAACTAATAAGAATTAGTAGACAGTTGACAAAGTGAACACTAAATCCCCCACCGAGGGGATTTTTTGCTATTATATAAATGTTGAGGGATCTCAACACCATTTAGGCAAGGGTCTATGGTTGTCTCAATTCAGTTGAGAAATTACGCCCTGTAAGTCCTCAACACACTATTTCGAGGAGATGGATGTGCCTCGTGGATCGCAACCACAGAAAGAACTAACATCCCTATAGTTTACTTACTAATTAACACTATGCCAACTGCATCTACAGCAAAGAGATCAACAACTCCACGCAAAAGACGCACTCGTAAAACATCAACAACTCCTCTAAATAAGTCAGTTACTAAACAAGTTGTGACAGAAGTTAGAGGAAGTAAAGTATCATCAAAATCAGTGGCACAAACAAATACTGCACCAGTACGCCCTGCTAAACCTAACCTATCTTGGCAAGATTACAGAGCAGATGCAATAGTTCGCTGGAATATTCATTCTTATGAAGTCAACGAACTAGGTAAAGATTTGGTAAAAGGTTATCAACTTGTTAAGCAACACGCAGTACAAGTTGTTAATTATACTAAAGAATCTTACAACAAAGCATTTAACTAAACCAGCTATTAAAGTGTCACAAGCACCCGAAAGGGTGCTTTTTTTATGCTATAATATACTTAATTGAAAAAAACTATGTTTGATTTAAGACCACATCAACAAACAGTTATTGATACTTTACGAGAGAATAGTAAAGGTCAAATAATAGTACCTACAGGTGGTGGTAAAACAATGTGTATGATTAAAGATGCACAGAGACAGTTTAATAGTTGTGATTGGGATGTAGTATTGAGCGATCCTGATAGAAAAACTATTGTAATTGTTGCCCCTCGTATTCTATTAGCACATCAACTTTGTGAAGAGTTTGATGACAATATCCTTGTAAATCCTATGCTCCAGTATCAAATACTGCACGTACATTCTGGTGATACTCATCACGAATCTACTACAAATGCTGATGCTATTTCACAATGGACAAAGGACAATTACAGGTACAATAAGTTAATCTTCACCACATATCACTCGCTTCATAGAATACAAGAAGCAGAGATTGATGTGGATACAATATACTTTGATGAAGCACATAATAGTGTTCAGAAGAACTTTATTGAGGCAGTTGAGTATCACTCAATGTATGCTAATCGTTGCTATTTCTTTACTGCTACACCTAAACATTCAAGAACTCCTTTTAAGATAGGAATGAATGATGAGGACATATTTGGTAAAGTATTAGTCAATGTACCAGCACCAGATTTAGTTAATCAGGGGTATATTCTACCACCTAAAGTAACAATTAAGAAGATAGATGAGACTGATGATAGTAGATTTAGACACGAGAAAGACTGTGACAATGTAATAGATAGCATTGATGATTGTAACAAGGATAAGGTACTTATCTGTGCAAGATCTACCAAACAAATTGTTAATTTAGTAGCACAATCTAAGTTGGTGGATGAATTATCTTGGAGAGGATATTCGTGGATGTATATTACAGCAAAGACTGGTGCAATTATAGATGGTGAAAAGGTTAGTCGTGAAGAATTTTTTGATGTACTTAATGTTTGGGGTCAAGATGATACTAAAAGATTTGTAGTATTACATCATAGTATATTATCTGAAGGTATTAACGTAAGAGGATTAGAAGCAGCATTATTCTTAAGAAATATGGATTATATTAGTATTAGTCAAACTATTGGTAGAGTAATAAGAAAAGGTCGTGAATCAAAAACTTATGGTCTTGTTGTGGTTCCATGTTATGATAAGGTTGGTATATCTACATCTCGTAAAGTTGAGGCAGTTGTTGATACTGTGTTCAATAAAGGTGAACCCGCTATTTCTACTATTAGGAGGTAATTATGAAAAATTGGTTAAACTTAAATGAAAATACTCCTTGGATTAAAGGATATGAGGATACAAATTCTAATCCTGTATATAAACATGCAGAGAATCCTGAACGGTGGAAAGTAGAATGTAATAAGTTATTCATGCAATATTATGGAGAAGGTGGATCAATAGATATTAGACTTATGAATACTGATAATGATTTACAACATCAAATAAACATTACTGTTGATGATGGTAAATTAAAAGTAATAGTATCGGAGCAAACTAAATGAGAGATACAATATTATTTGGAGATTGTCTCGAAACACTTAAACAATTCGATGAAAAAGCTAGGTGTTGCATTACATCTCCACCTTATTATGGTTTAAGAGATTATGGAGAATCAGATCAAATAGGCCAAGAAGATACATACCAAGAATATATAGAAAACTTAGTTAATATATTTGAAGAAGTAAGAAGGGTTTTAAAATCTAACGGAACTCTTTGGTTAAATCTTGGAGATACTTATTCATCAGGGAAAAGAAGAACAACAACAAACCAAACTATTAGAGGTAACACTAATTATGGGGTTAAAAGAGCAAAACCACAATTAAATATAAAACCTAAAGATTTAATGGGAATCCCCTGGCGGGTTGCTTTTGCTTTACAGGAAAAAGGTTGGTATTTAAGACAAGATATTATATGGCACAAACCTAGCCCTATGCCTGAAAGTGTAAAAGATCGCTGCACAAAATCCCATGAATATATTTTTTTGTTTAGTAAAAATGAAAAATATTATTTTGATAATGAATCTATTAAAGAAAAATCTAAATATCCGAATGGGCCAAATTCTCCTGAAAAGGTTAAAGCTGTTCAAGGTGTTTACTCAGTAAATCTAAAAAAAATAAAAGGAAATGCAAAAAAAAATAAGAGATCTGTTTGGAGTATTAATACTGTTCCATTAAAAGATGCTCACTTCGCTACTTTTCCACCTAAGTTAATAGAGCCAATGATATTAGCTGGTTGTCCGGAAACAGGAACAGTTTTAGATCCTTTTGGCGGAGCTGGAACAACAGCTCTAGTAGCAGATAGATTAAATAGAAATGCAGTATTAATAGAATTAAATGAAGAATATATAGATATTACTAAAAAAAGATTACAAAAAGATAATTCTCTTTTTTTAGAAATAAATAAGGAATAATAATGTATAATACAAACACTATGTCTAAGGAATCAAAACCAAAAGTTTTTAAAATTGATGAACATGAGTATATTGATTTAATGATAGATAGTTGCGCTAGGGTTATTTGTTTTGAATATGAAACAAAGTTTTGTAGCTGTAAATCGCCTAGTGAATGTCATGGCAGCGCATCTTTTCTAGAGTCTGCTATTTCATGTATTGGTATCATTAATGAATTTGGAAAGAATGTTTTGTCTTATGAAATTGATAAAACAAAATTGAATTAAAAAATGTTTGACAAGAAACTTCAAAAAAAAAGATTAAAAATCTGTATGGAATGTGAAGCTAAATCTGAAACGAAATATGGTTATATTTGCAATCATTGTAGATGTTTTTTAAAAGCAAAAACCTTATTAAAAGGTAGTTATTGTCCGAGAGATAAGTGGTA